AAAACTTACTCTTGATGAAAGAGATGTTCTTTATAAAGCAAGAATTAATCCGATTGCAACATTCTCTGACACAGGTCCAATTATTTGGGGAAATAAAACGCTTCAAATTAAAGAGAGTGCTTTGGATAGAATTAATGTAAGAAGATTACTGTTGAGAGCAAGAAAATTAATTTCAGCTGTAGCTGTAAGATTACTCTTTGAACAAAATGATGACGAAGTAAGGAAAGAATTTTCAAGACTGGTAAATCCAATCCTTGAAGCTATCAAGAAAGAAAGAGGAGTCTACGACTTCAGAGTTGTGGTGTCAAATGATCCGGAAGATATCGACCAGAATACTCTTAGAGGTAAGATTTACATCAAACCAACAAGATCTTTGGAATTCATCGACATTGAATTCATTATTACACCAACCGGAGCATCATTTGAGAATATTTAATTTTATTCGATAGATAAATTTAAAAAGGGTTGGAAACAACTCTTTTTTATTTGAAGAAAATTCACCCAGTACTATAGCTATAATTCTAGATGCTTTTTTATTTATATATTTAATTAATATAAATAAATATTATGGATTTGGGCCTTTTTACTGGATCTGCTTATTCTGGAACTGGAGGGCCCATAAATATACAAAATTTTTTTGAAAAAATCAAATATTTTGAAAAATATTTTTAAAATAATGTATTTTTCTTAACTATTGCAATAGTAATTAAAACTGCTAGTATTTATAAGAATATATTGGACCTATTGGGAAATTTACGAAAAAAAATTGAGAAAGTCAAATAAATTAAATTTTTTAAAAACTAATATATTTATAATAAAGTAATAAAAGAAAAAAATTGATATAATATGGCAGATCTATTAATGAAGATGCCCGTACCTTACGAGCCAAAAAGAAAGAACCGATTTATACTAAGATTCCCTTCGAGTCTGGGCATCAATGAATGGTATGTTGTTTCAGCAGCAAGACCAAATGCTAAGATTAATTCAACCGAGATACAATTTCTCAACACATCAACTTATGTTGCGGGAAGATTTGTTTGGGAAGAACTTAAAGTAACATTTAGAGACCCAATAGGTCCATCAGCTTCACAAGCTCTAATGGAGTGGTTCAGACTACATGCCGAATCAGTTACGGGAAGAATGGGATACGCAGCAGGATATAAGAAAGATATCGAGCTCGAAATGCTTGATCCAACAGGTGTTGTAGTTGAAAAATGGATTCTCCAAGGAACATTCCTTACAAGTTTGGACTTTAGTTCATTAGATTATACCGATGATAAGTTAGCTGAAATTACTTGTTCACTTCGTATGGATCGTTGTATTCAAGTATACTAAAATATTGATAATCAATTAGTTAAATATATTTATTAAATATTTTTACATATCCTTGACATCCTAAAATAAAATCCGTATATTTAATATATGGATTTTTCTTTTTTTACAATAGATAATAAATCGGGGCATAAAACGAAGGAAAAGTGGTTATCCAAGAACCATTCAGAATTATATTCTGAAATTCTTATAATAAAATAAAAAGATATGGAAGAATTTAGAATTGACCCAACCATCGCCTATGATGTGGTAGAATTACCAATATATTATCCTAATAAGAAAAAATCCGTTAGAATATCCTATTTAACAGCAGCAGATGAAAATATATTAACATCCGCAAATTTGGTGGCATCAGGTGGTGTTATTGTTGAATTATTAAGAAGAAAAATATTAGATAAAGATTTATTAGTCGAAGATGTTGTTGAAGAAGATCGACAGGCAATATTAATATTTTTAAGAAACACATCATTTGGTACTGAATATCATCTAAGAGGGTTAACCGATCCTAAAACCAAAGAACAATTTGATGCAACTATTGATTTATCAACATTAAAATTAAAAGATTTTAAATTAACTGAAGATTCAAATGGAGAATATTTATATTTTTTAAAAAAGAGCGCAATCAATATAACATTTAAGTTTTTAACTCAAAAACAAGAGGAAGAACTTGGAAAAATGAATGAAACATGGAAAGGCGAGGGTATTGTTGCTCCCATTATAACAAAAAGACTTGAAATGTTGATTAAATCAATTAATGGAAATAGAAACCCCATGGAAATCTATAGTTTTATCACAAATAAAATGCCCATCACGGATTCCCAAGATTTTAGAAAATTTGTTGATGAAAATAAACCAGGATTAGATTTAATGCAAACAATAGAAACCCCCTCAAAGGAAACTATCCAAGTCTCAGTTGGATTTGGGGCGGAATTTTTTCGCCCTTTCTATGGAATATAGAAAAGGACAGCTCGACGAAATTTTATTTCTAATTAACAGAAAATTTAGTTATTCTGATATTATTTCTATGCCAGTATTTATCAGAAGATATTTTGTTGAATATATAGGCGAATTGGAAAATGAGAAATAATCTATTTATGTAATATGGATGATATAAAATTAATAGAAGCCGCTCATAGAAGTTACGATGACTTTGGAAAAGAATGGGGGAATCAGGGAGGAGATCCAAGAGATGGAGTAAAAATTGCCGCAAATTGGAAATCATATCTTAGTCTTAATGCGGATGATGTAAGAGAGGCTCAAAAATCAGGAAGTAGAAGCAGTGGCAGCAGCGGCGGCAGCGGCGGTGGTGGAGGTGGCGGCAATACAGATCTTCCATCTGGTCCTGGCGATTTTTTAAGAAAAGCTCTTCGAACTCAATATGCTGAGCCGCCTAAAGGAGCAATGGCGGGAGAGATGATTAATCTTGAAACTCTTGGAGGTTTAGTTACTAATGCCAACAGTTTTAAAGATATTCTCAAGAATATAGTAGCAGGTGGCAGTCAACAACTTTTGGTACAATTTCAAGAACAAAATTATCTCTTAACACAAATGAATTCCAAGGCAGGAATGCTAGGCCCATTATCTGAAGCTTTTAGAAATGAGATTACACAAATATCACCAGAAGCAGCCAAAATAGGTATTAGTTTTACTGAATTAACTGACTCAATCATTAAAGCGACAGAAGAATCAGGTAGATTTAAATTTCTTAGTAGAGATACTATTAATGATATGGCGCTAGCCAGCAAATTTACTGAGGATATGGGAACATATGCTGGAATGGTTACTAATTTTGAAAATGTTGGATTGGGCGCCAAAGATATGGCGAGAGAAGTTGTAAATGCGGGAAAAAGTGCTTTATCTGTAGGATTAAATGCGAGAAAGACAACAGAATTATTAAATGCTGATTTGGGTAAATTAAATGAATATGGATTTAAAAATGGAGTTGCCGGATTAAATGAAATGGTAAAAAAATCCATCGAATTTAGGATGAATATGGGAGATACGTTTGGTTTGGCAGAGAGAGTGTGGTCTCCCGAACAAGCATTGGGAGTTGTATCTAATTTACAGATGATAGGAGGGGCTTTTGGTGATTTAAACGATCCAATTAAATTAATGTATATGGCAACCAATAATGTTGAAGGATTGCAGGATGCATTAATTAACGCATCTAAAACATTAGTTACGTTTAATAGGGAACAGGGTCGTTTTGAAGTAACAGGAGCCAATCTTAGAAGGGCAAAAGAAATGGCAGATCAATTTGGTATGAGCTTGCAAGATCTAAATAGAACGGCTATTTCAGCAATGGAAAGAACTCAAGCCGCATCAGATCTGATGTCAACAGGAATGATTATGGATCCAAAAGATAAGGAATTCTTAACCAACTTAGCTCAAATGAAAGGGGGTAAGATGGTTATTGAACTTCCTCAATCATTACAAAAATCATTACACGGAGAAACCGAAATAGCACTTAATACTATGACAGAAGAACAAACTAAATTGTTGTTAGATCAGAGAAAAGCATTTGAAAATGTATCTATGAAAGACATCGCTCAACAACAAGTTAGTCTTGTTGAAAATATTGACAGGGATCTTTCATATATAGCTGCTATGGTAAGAAAGGAAGCTGGCGAAGCAGGAACAGCATTGGCAAAGCAATTAGGTTTTGATCCTTTAACTATGGCGATTGAGGCAAATAAGATGGTGGATAAACTTGCAACAAGTGCTGGCGGAGCAGTTGGAAATTTGATTACAGAGCCTAAAAGTGGGGTTATTAGTAATCCTAAAATAACAGCGGAAGCCAAGGCTAAAAATGTAACAAATGTTCCTACTTATCTTAAAAATGAAGAAGAAAAGAAAAAAGAAAAACATGAAAGTACTGCAACACAGCATATAATAGTTACGCATAAATCTGGCGATGTTATTATGGATCATATAACCAGAGCATTAAACATGAAAGAAGTATTAAATCATCCTGATCAATATACTGGTAGAAATAGAGGAGGTAAATATGCAGAAGGTGAATAGTAAACAATATTTTCTTTAAAGTTGTATTTATATTTAAAAGAATACGATGCCAAGTTATACAGATTTTGATACAACTAAAAAATTCAGAGATTTCATTATAGGTAAAACATTAAATGCGCCAAACGGACCGCAAGCATTTAATGCATCGAGTTATAGTGTTCAAGGTACAAGTGATATGGCAAATATCGATCTTGGCGCCGTCGATACAAACAGACAACAGGATTTGTTACAACCACAGACATCAAATGTTTACAAACCAACAGAATATTTTATAACCGACTACATTGAAACAATTCCAAGAAAAGCTAATCTTAGTTTGTATCCATATTTTGTAGAAGGAAATTATGATAGTTTCGTTAGCATTTTAGCTACATCAGATTATAGTACCGAGTCAGAATTAATGAAGTTTGCGGCGTGGAACATCAAGGAAAATCCTGAAGGGCCGATGTTTGCGAGAATATCTCAGAACTTATATACCGCAACTGTTGGTAGAGTTAATTTAATTGATGCATTACAAGGGAATACAGCAACCGCAATTAATATTATAACAGGAAAAGAACCATTAATTGAGAAGAATGAAAAAATTACGGTGGCCAGCACATTACCCGGCAAGGCTATTGATTTTTTACAAACAGTTAGTGGTGTTGAATTTCCATGGGTAGAAATTCCGGGCGATTATTTATCTAATCCAACAAATCCCACAACAAATTTTAGACCAACAGCAACAAGTGAACTTCAAAGAGTATTTCAGGATACAACAGGAGCATTAGGATCATTAATTGGAATTCAGAGAAGGCCGACGGTAACAAGAAAGCCTTCAGATTTATTCATTGAATA